AACGCCGCCCCCTGGCCCCCTGCTTCGCTCTCTGTATCTGAACCACCCAGCGATAACCTTACACAGAATGCGGACAAAAACCCTGTTTCCGGAAACGAAGCCGACGCCGGCACGGTCGATGATACGAACGACGTCCTGCAGTTCTTCGACCACGGCGTCAACAATCGCTATTCCTTCCGGCCCCGGCTGCTGGCGGAAAAGATCATCCAGGATATCCCCATTATGTATGAGCCGCAAACCGGTCTTGTTTACAAATGGAATGATCGTTACTGGGAGATTCTGCACGAAGATTATCTGAAAACGCGCTGCTTGATCTATTTGCGCAACGAATCCAACAAGGGCCGCGCCGAAGACGCCACTTTTCAGGCAAAAATGCTTTCTATGATTCCCGCCGGGCGGAAAATCAATGATCGATCCGGATATTTCTGCGTTGAAAACGGGATGTATTCCATTGATGAGGATAAGCTGCAGCCTCACGCCAAGGAATTCTATGCCACGTTTATGTTCCCGGTTGTTTATGATCCGGATAACGTCCCGCTCTGCGTCCGCTGGATTAAATTTCTCGAAGAGACAATCCAGACGCCGGAAGTCATTGCCCAGGTGCAGGAGTTTTTCGGGTATTGCCTGACGCCTTCTACAGCTTTCGAAAAGTGTCTGCTTTGCCTGGGGCCGGGCGCCGACGGCAAATCTACTTTGCTGAAAATCCTGCGGGAGATGGTTGGCGCTATGAATTGCGCGGCCGTCAACATCGAAGATCTGGACGATCAATTTCAGCGATCCTCTCTTTATGGCAAGCTGTTGAATATCTCGACGGAAGTGGGCTCGAAGGCGATGGAAAGCAAGATATTCAAGGCCATTGTTTCCGGCGATGCTGTTCAGGCGGCCTACAAACATGAAAATTCCTTTGAATTCGTGCCTACCTGCAAGATGGCCTTCGCGGCCAATCGTTTTCCGCGCGTCCTGGACAATTCGGACGGATTTTTCCGGAAGATCCTGCCAGTGCAATTCAAACGTCAATTCCTGCATGGTGCGGACAAGGGGCTGTTGAACACGCTCAAGGGGGAGCTGTCCGGGATATTCCACTGGGCTCTTATTGGTCGGGAACGTCTCTGGGCACAGCAAGACTTCACCGAAAGCGATGAAACAAATCGCCTCTTGCTCGATTACCGCCGCAGCAATAACCCGGTTCTTTGCTTTCTGGAGGATGTCTGTGAACTGGACCCGGGCGGCCTTGGCTTTGAAGTGATAAAAAAAGACCTCTACAACAAGTACGAATCCTATTGCCGCGAGAAGGGATATTCGAAGTTCAGTGAGGAAAATTTCTTCCGGGAGCTGAAATCAGCCCGGAGCAACCTTGAACAATACCGCCCAACAATCGGCGGCAAGCGGGAATATGTCCTAAAAGGCATCCGCATCGCCGTCGAACTGGCAGAGGGGGACGCAGCATGAGATGCCATTTCCGACGTTTGATTCTGGCCAGTATTACTGATTTTGTCGAGGTGATCAATGAGTAAGCGAAAAGATAAAAAAGCGGCGCAAGCCGCCTCCTTGCCTCCTTGTCATTCCCATGAAAACGGGAATCCGTTGTCTCTTTGCGCCCTTACCGTCGCCCTGCGCTCCGCTTCCCCCTCCCCCCTGCTGATGCACTGCACCACCCAAAGTCAAATATACGCCACGTTCGGTCCGGGTGCGTCCGGGTGCGTCCGGGTATACCCGGACAGCTTTTTGCTTTATTTATCAAAAACTTATCTCCCCTGTCCGGGTCGTCCGGGCAAAATCCAACACATTGCGCGCATGCGCGCGCGCGCGTGTGTATTTTTCTTTTTTCTTTCTGACACTTTTTTTTATTTAAATATAAAAGCACCCGGACAGCCCGGACAGCTTTTTCAAATCAACAACTTACACCCGGACAGCCACCCGGACGCACCCGGACAGCCCGGACAGGCAATTTATGGAGGTTTGTCATGTCACTAGCCGCCCTTCGCGAGGTCTATAATCCATTGGCGCCCAAGCCAGAATTAAAACCACCGCTGCAGAACTGGAAGGATAGTGTCCCTGTTATCCTGCTTTCCGAATACCTGCGCATCAATAAACACCAGGGAATTCGTCTTTGCCAGTCTGCTTTTGATGGAGAGCCCTGCCTTCATTTCAATCCGGGATTACAACCAAAGAAAAACAATCCTGAGCGATGGGAAGTTGCCGAAAATGCATGGAATCTTCTATTGGCAGCTGCTGACGACCTAAAGGAATTAGTATCGCATGGATTTATCAAGCTGCCTGCATCCTACCATGTAAAGCAGCGGGTCCTTCCTAGGTCTTGATGGTTATACGGGTTGCAAAGCCGCGATATTTCGCTAGTTTTGGGGTAAAAAATGGGTGGAAAAATGGAACCAATTGAAAACACTGCAATAAATAATGAGTATCGTCAAGGCGGTGGTTTTGTTCCGGCTGATGTTTTGAGGGTGTTCAGTGCTGATTTGTTGGATAGTGAAAAATGTAAGATGTGGATTATAGAAAAACTGCATCAAAATAATGCGCGTTGTCCTGGATGCGGTGCGGCGGTACCGGATCGTTTGATGCATAGTTTTTGGGATTGTAAACGTATCGCATGCGATAAATGCGGAAAATATTTCACGACGTTGACAGGGACATTCCTTTCAGGGTGTCATTTTGATTTTCGGGAGATCTTTCTCCTGGCCTTCCTGTTGTCCCTGGGTGTTTCAGATAAGAAAATTGCACAGATAATAAAAATAAGTGCGGAAAGCGTCCGGCTTTGGCGTTTGAAATTCGCGGGAATGGAGAGAACATGATCATCAAAACAATGAAATTATCAGATCTGAACCTTGCTACTTACAATCCGCGAAAAGATTTGCAGCCTGGCGACCAGGCTTACGAAGATATAAAGCGGTCAATTCGTGAATTCGGCTATGTTGACCCGATCATCTGGAATGAACAGACCGGAAATGTTGTCGGAGGAAATCAGCGTCTTAAAGTATTGCGTGATCTGGGCATTGAAGAAACTGACGTTTCAGTTATTGACTTGCCTCCCGAAAAAGAAAAACTTCTCAATATTGCCTTGAATAAGATTGGCAGTGACCAGGCGCTCTGGGACAAGTTAAAATTAAAAGAACTTATCATCGAGCTGGAAGCATTGCCGGTGGATGTTACTCTTTCCGGATTCAACGAAGTAGAAATTGAAGCGTTGCTGGATCCGGAAATCAAAGAAGATAATTTTGACGCTGAAAAAGAATATGAACAAATCAAAGAGCCGGCAACCAGGCGCGGTTACATCTACCAGTTGGATCGGCATCGCATCATGTGCGGCGATTCATGCCAGCCGGCAGAAATAGAATTGCTTATGGATGGCAGGAAAGCAGCAATGATCTTCACCGATCCGCCCTATAACGTCAATTATGGCGCTACCATGAAAGACAAAATACGCACTCGAGTATCTAAGGAAAATACCGGACGTAAAATTCTTAACGATAATTTTAAAGATAATGAAGGATTTTACCGGTTTCTTTATAACGCGATCGCATCATTCCGTCCGTACGTTACGGGCGATGTTTATATCTGCATGTCGAGCTCTGAACTGCACACCCTGCAGCGGGCTTTTGCCGATTGCGGTGGACATTATTCTACTTTCATCATCTGGATAAAGAATCATTTTACCATTGGCCGGGCCAATTATCAGCGCCAATATGAGCCGATCCTTTATGGTTGGTTCGAAGGATCAAGCCACTATTGGTCCGGCGTCCGGAACCTGAGCGATATCTTTGGCCGCCAGGATATTAAACGTGATGACGATGGAACGCCGCTGGTACGCGTCGAATCCTGCGGCATTGAAAGCGACATCTGGGAGTTTGACAAGCCCCTTATCAGCAAAGAACATCCGACAATGAAGCCAATTGGCCTTTGCGCCAGGGCGATCAGAAATAGTTCAGCGCCCGGCGCCCTTGTTCTGGATTCATTTGGAGGAAGCGGAACCTCATTGATTGCCGCCGAACAGACAGACAGAATATGCTATTTAATGGAACTTGACCCGAAATATTGCGATGTAGAAGTAAAACGCTGGGAAGAATTTACCGGCAAAAAGGCGGAACTAATTCGCCAGTGCTAGAGAAAAACGAAAGAGCGGACAGTATTCTCCGGGAGTTGCAGCTCCCAAAGAACCTGTGGGCAGCACAGGGCGCAAGCGCTACCATCCGCATGAGAGTCACTACCATAAAAAAGGCGCTCATGTAAATGGCATTAAGTTACGGAAATTACAAATTGGATCAGGAAAAATTCGACAAACTTGTTGCTGTCGCCGATACGCAGGAAAAAACCACGCTGAAGGTTTTATATAATGCCGTGGTCAAGAGCATCAACATTCTCAACGAGAACTCATCGGCGATCAGCGTAAAGGATTGGGAGACCACAAAAACGGCGTATGAAGATTATGCCGACACATTATGGGGAAAATACTTTCAGGAAAAACCGCAGACACTGGCCAATGTTCTGGCCGTGGTCGATTATCTCACTAATGCCGGATATAAAATAAAAAAATCAAAGGCATATAAGGATCAAAAAGAAGGTTTGCTCCGTCCGGAAAAAGATGGAACTTATGCGATTTCTACGGTCGATAAATATGCCGTAATCGCCGGATTGAAGCGCCTGGACGGCAAGGGAAAAGATTCGCTGGATAAAATCCAGGAAGAAAAAGCCCAGGTCGAGTTGGAAAAAGCCAGGGAGCAACGTGATTATCTGCGGCATAAGAATAAAGTTGCCTCCGGCCTGTTCGTTCCCAGGGATGATTTTGAACGGGAGCTGACCAAGCGGGCATTAGTTTTAAAATCCGATTTTGAAAATTATATCCGGGGTGGAGTGGAAAAGAAAATCGCTCTAGTTGATGGTGATCCGGCAAAAGCGCCGGCATTAATCGAACATGAGCTGGACGCGCTTGCGGAATTCCTGGATCGCTATTCTGGAGACAGGGAGTTCAAAGTTCCGGAGCCGACCACTGAAAGCATCCTGCAGGATCCGGATGATGATGAAGGATTGGAAGATTAAGGCCATGCCTTGCTCTTTTGGCAGGTTTATTAACTGAGACAGAGACTTGAAGGCGCTGCAAAGGGGGAGCGCGGGAAAATGGAAGGAAAGCTCAAGCAAATCAAAACAATGCTGGCTGCAGCGGAAAAGGAATATGACGAATTATCGATATATGACAATGGCCTTGCTACGCCGGAAAAGGTTTATAGAAATATCAGGCTGCATTCGCGGGTTCAAACTTTGAAGGATGTTATGAATGTACTGGAAGGACAAGGTTAATCATGGAAAACGAAAAAATTATTGAAATGATCGTCAGGGAGTTGAGGATTGCTGAAGAAAAGCATCCATGTTGGCCGGATGATATTGTCCATGCCGCGGCGATATTGGCCGAAGAAGCCGGTGAAGTCGTAAAGGATGCTCTGGATGTGCATTATAGCGGAAAGTCCACGGACGATCTGAAAATTGAAATAGCCCAGGTCGGAGCCATGGCAATAAGGATGCTGGAAAACTTATGAACTTGTCTGCGGCTCTTAACCAGGATATTTTAATCTTCACTGACGGCGAACGACGCGTATTTAAGCGCAAGGAAAAACTTACCGTCTGGCAGCATGCGGAAAAAACGCGGGTGATTACCGATGGCAACATCAAAGGGCCGTGGCGCAACAACGTTACTCCCTACACCGTCGGGCCGATGCACTGCTGGACAATGCCCAGCATCCGGAAAATATTCCTGCTGTGGGCGCCGCAGACCGCCAAGACGCAGGTTGCGTTTAACTGCATGTGCTATTCCATCGAGCATGACGGCATGTCCATAATGTACGTCATGCCCGATGAAAAGGTGGCCAAGCGCATCAGCCGCCGCCGAATCACCCCTATGTTCAAAAATTCCCCGGCAATGCGTGAACTTCTGAGCCCCCGCTTTGATGATACGACAACACTGGCGATTAATTTCACCAATGGAGCCGATCTGATGATGGCCTGGGCAACATCAGCCGCCGAACTGAGCTCGGAGTCTGTACCAATTCTTATCCTGGATGAACGCGACAAATTCCCGAATATGGCCGGGCGGGAAATCGATCCGACAGCGGCGGCGGAGATCCGCGCCACGACATTTCCGCACACCTCGAAAGTGCTGGAAATATCCACGCCGGATGATGAAACGGGAATCGTTGCCGACATCGAAGCGGAAGCCGACACGATTTATCATTACCAGGCTAAATGCCCCATATGCGGCGAATATCAGAAGATGGAATTCGAACAAATATTTCTTTCCGAAGAAATCAAAGACCCGCGTGAAATCATCCGCCGGAAACTGGGATACTACCAATGCAAAACATGCGGCATGTCCTGGAATGATTTCATGCGCAACCAGGCTGTTTTGGACGGCCTGGCGAATCCTGAATCATTATATGGCTGGGTGCCGGACAGAATAATCGAAAATCCGATAGCCGTCGCCTTCCACCTGCCTTCCTGGTATTCGCCCTTTGTTTCGCTATCCCGGATAAAGGCGGCGGAAATACGCGGCAACGACAACCGGGCAAAACAGAAAGTATTCATTACCCAGCATAAGGCCGAACCATGGAAAGAAATAATAGAAAAGCCGAAAAAAGAAGACGATATCCTCAAGGCCCGCTGCGACTTGCCGACGCAAACAGTACCGGAAACTGCCGTTGCTTTGACATGTGGCATCGATGTCCAGAAGAGAGGCTTCTGGTTTGCTGTCTGGGCCTGGAAGCGAGAGAACGTAGAGCTCACCGGCTGGAAAATTCATCACGGTGCATTAGGAACCTGGGATGAAGTCGGTAGACTGCTTTTTGAAACGGAATATCCAATTGCAGATGGATCAGGTAGCATGCGCATCTGGAGAGCTGCTCTTGATACCGGCGGCGGGAGAAAAAACGAAGATGAAACTATGACCGATGAGACATATTTCTGGATCATCGATAATTACTACCGTGGTGTTGAACTTTATGGAACTAAGGGATCCTCTCGACCGATTGCAGGGAGAATCTGCAAACAAGGTAAGGAGCTCATGCAAACGCGCACTGGGAAGAAACTCCCTCCTGGGTTTCATGTAGTATTAATTGATACGAATCAAGCAAAAGACAAATTGCATGAGGGGTTGAGACGGGCTGCGGCGAATGAACCACACGCCTTATATCTGGATAAGGATACTGATACCATTTTTGCCAGGCACATACTGGCTGAAGAAAAAATCCTGGACCCGAAAACAAAGCGGCCGATATGGGATCGCAAGAAACCTGATAATCATTTACTCGATGCATCCTGCTGCGCTCTTGTTCTGGCGCACCGTGATTTTATTCTCGGAGGCGTGAATATTCTCGCCCCCAGGGTCGTACAATTGCAGCCGCAGCCAAATATACGCGCACAAAGAAAAGAACAAAAAATAAAAAAGAGTGGGAGATGGTCATAAATGAGTGAAGACACCAATGATGTATTATCTGGAATGAAAGCTATCAGTGAATTTTGTCTATCCATTGGACTTCCTTCCAGTCCGGCTACAATAACAGATTATAAGAATAATTATGGAATGCCGGTAAGTAATTTAGGCAAGTCCGGAACGTTACTTAGTAGTAAAAAAGCAATTAGAAAATGGGCAAACGAATATGTCAATAATGGTCCTACGCTTAAAAGTGCAACTGATGAGCAAATAATGGAAGAAGTAAGGTTTAGAAAATTGGACTTTATATTGTTTAAAAAAGAAACCGTCGCTAAAAAGTTAAAAAAATTCCCCGATAAGGGAACGCCATGAAAACATCATATTTCGCCAACAGAAAAGCAGCTGCAGACCCCAACGCCGTCAGTATTGCCCGATGGACTCCCCGCTGGTGGCAAGGCCGGCGCTACATCGTCCTTGCTCCCCCTGTGCCTCTCTTGAGGTTGGCCAAAGCAGGTTTACCCTGGGACGATTTTGCTATCGAATATCGACGTGACGTCCTGGATAAACTTGATCCGGCCAAAGTCCTGGCCGATCTTGGCCCGGATGCCATCCTGTTATGCTGGGAAAAGCCGGGCGACAATTGCCACCGCCGCCTGGTCGCAGCATGGCTGGAAAAACAGCTTGCTATTGAAGTGCCGGAAATATAACGAATATAGGAGTGTGGGAGTGGGGGCTTCTATTTCATGCTGCGCGGCCAGTAACTTCTTTCGCCAGTCTGTCGGAAAGCTGTTCTGCAGCAACAGTCAGATCGTAATGAGTTTGCAGATTCATCCAGCTTTGGGCGTCTGTTCCGAAAAATATGGCCAAACGCAATGCCGTATCCGCTGTGATGGACCTTCTTCCGGCAACTATTTCACCAATACGCCGCTGGGAAACTCCGATGGATTTTGCCAACCGGTATTGCGTAATCCCCATAGGCTTCAAGAAATCCTCCAAAAGGATTTCACCGGGATGAATGGGGGGCATATCTCTTTTCATAATAAACTCCTTTAATGGTAATCGACGATTTCAACATCATAGGCATTTCCACC